CAAAGCTAAATCCATTATCAGTTCTAAACCAATGTGCAGCAGTATCTTTATATCCAAATATTTCATCTAGTTTTTTTGCAGTCCATTCTCCCTTTTTTTCTTTTAGGTAATTTGCTATATCTATTTTATTTATTTTATCTTCATTTAATCTTCTTTTTTTTAATTTAGCATTTAGTTTGTTGTTTTTTTGTAAATGACCTAAATTTCTAAAGTGAAATTCTTTACCATCTTTATCTAAATACATACAAGTATTAGATGTTTTTCCTGTATATAGAAAATTGGTAGCTTGATATATATATCCATTATGATTCATATTATTGTCGCTAAAAGAAACTATTATTTTTGGTTTTGGTAAATTGTTAATACTTTTTGATACAAAAAAACTTAATGTATTTTTTTCTAACCCATCATTAACAACTAACCTATTTAACTCTAAAACTAGATTTTTATATTTTTCCCCAGAAATAGAAGCAGCAAGAGTTGAACTTGGGGGCATACCAAAAGTAATAATACCTACTAATATTCTTTTTTTATATAAACCAAAAGCATAAATTATACTTGGTATTCTTTTAGCATAATGTTTATGTAATAACCAATCTTTACATAAATACTTTGCTATAGATTTTACTTTATATTTTTCCTTTATACTCATACCTTGCAACTTTTATCATATACCTTTTTAAGATTATTCATTATTTGTTTATTACAAGGGCTACAGCTTTTCCATTCAGGATTAACACCAAAGACTCCAACATATAAAGCTGATACTATTCCTCTTTCAGCAGGTGTGAGCATACCTTTTTTATCTACAGCAGGAACTACCTCATCATAAATCTTCATCTCATCTTCTGTGAATTGTCTTATATTGCGAAAGTTGGGAAACATTTGATTTAGTTTCTTTCTTCTTTCTTCACATCCACAGTCATCTCCTAATACTTTCTTAGCTAATTTATCTATACCTGTAGCCTTTGTAATCTTTGCTATAGTGTCTCCAAGTCCTTTACTTTTCTCTTTCATTTTTTAAATACTTTTTAACTATTCTTATTGATTTTCCTAATGTATTTCTATTAATCTTTGTCGCCATTTGCATAGATGTTAAACTAAAGCCATTTAGATAGTAGATTTTAAATATCTGTACATCAAACCAATTTAAATTTTGACACTTTTTATCTATCCAATTTAACTTTCTCTCCATTTCTTTAAGCTCCTCCCAATTTTCTATTGCAATACTACCCCCTTTATTAAATATATGATTTTCTTTATATTGTTTCCTGAGCTTATAATGTCTTTTATATTTAGTATAAAAAGGAGAGGTTGAAGAATGGTACTGATTTATCATAACTCTTACGATATAATACAATAATTCCCCCCGGTTTATTAATCCATTAATCAACTCCTCCTCTTTGCTGTATAGCTCTAATATTACCTCGTGCAACAAATCCTCATAGTCAGGATATTTTCCTGATGTTAATTTCCTACTAACTTCAGTTAGTTTGGTATACTTTTTGTCTATATATATGTTTAAACTAATCACAGTTTAGCTATTCCCATTTCTAATAATTGCTCATACTCCCATAGTCCTAGCTTACTACCCTCTATTTTTACATTTGTTTTATACTTATTGTATAATTCTTTCTCCTTTCTATGTATATATTTGTCATAATCTACTCCCTCAAAGTCTGTATCTAAATCTCTATATATAAAAGTCTTTTCTTTTTCCCCATCATTCACAAAGAATATAAAACAATGAGTAAATATTGTATGGCTTGGCTTTCTAATGTTTTTAAAAAATCTAAATGGTTTCATTCTTATATGCGTTTATTATTTCTATAAATTGTTCTAATGATCTACAGACTATTGCCTTGTAGTTTCTAGCATTTAATTTAGCTATCCATTCTTTCTGCTCTTTTGTAGGCTTATTATACCCTACTTTAAGCTCTACCATTAAGCCATTGTATTTATCGTTGTTAGATGGCTCAAAAATAAGTACATCAGGCACTCCTTTTGAGTAGTGTTTAGATAACATTCTCTTTTGTTTCCAATTAGACTTACCTAAAAACACACCTCCAAGAGTACAAGTAAACAACATTCCTGTATATTCTAAGTATGTTACTATGCTATTTTGTAATTCTACTTCTTTCATTTTCTATTGTCTATAAATATTGTTAATTGTATTAAAAGTAAGTATATTCTTAGCTCAAAATAAGGATGATTTTTATCTGCTTCAAAATGCCTTACTCCAAGCATTAATCCATTCCAAATAAAATTAACTACTATATTCATCTTTTAAGCCATTTAATTTTTCCATCATAGCTATTCACTTTCTTTATATATCCTAAGCTCTCTAAATGCTTGTAATAGCTTCTAAGAGCTGTATGATCTTGTTCTAGTCTTTTAGCAAAATGTATATCGTAGTAGTCTGGAAATTTAGGGTCTGTAGTATTAGTAGTCTTTTCAAACTTAGCATTGTTTCTTACCCATCTTTTATATCTTAATGATGTATTCCAAGTTTTCTCTAGCTCCCATCTCATCTTTCCTTTGTTATTTTCTTCAGTCCAATAGTCTAAAAAATCTTCTATAAATTCTTTAGGTTCTAATTCTTTAACATCATTTAAAAATTTATCCTTTGGGGATATACTATTATTATTCTTTATTATTATTTCTTTATTCTTATTAATAGTGTTAGAGTTTTTTAATATCTTGTTATTAAAATTTTCACATTCTAGTATTGAAGTTTTTTGAATACTAGAGTTTAAGTTTTTTAATATCTGAGATTCATCTATTTTAAAGTATAATTTAGCAGGTACACCCTTTCTAACTACTTTTAGTATGCCCCATTTTGTAAGTGTTGCTATAGCTTGTTTAATTTGATAGTAAGAAAGGGTAGTTACACAGCTTATGTTTTCTGTAGTACAAAAGAACATTCCATCTTTTAATTGTCCTTGTTCTTTAAAGTAGTTTTGCTGTTGGTATAAGTGAGATAGTACAACATTAGCATCTATCCCAAAGGCAACTAAAAGAGATTTATTCAAGATAAGAAATGGAGTAGATGCTAATATTGATTTTTTCATATTGGTTTTTAAATATATAATATATTTTATATAATTGTTAAGTATAGTATATATTAGTTATTAACATAGTATTGTTAAAAAGGTACTTCAACAGGTTTCTTTTTATTTAAAACCCATTCTTCAAATTCTTCTGCTGTTCCTATAACTTGCGAAGTAGTACAGCTAGAGCCTGAATGAAAATCTACTGCAGCTTTTAACATACTCTGCCTAATGATATACTTCTGTCTATCATCATTATTAGTATAATTAGTAGTAAAACCTCCACCCTCTGGAATAATTTTAATAGAGCCTTTATCATTCTTAGAGTAGTTATATTCTTTACCTATTTCTAATCTATGATCCTCACTCTTTTTAAAGATAGTTCCTGTAGTTCCATCTTCAAATTCTACATCAAACTTGTAAAAGTCTTTCCAATTACCATTAGCTTGAATGTTTGTTAATTTTGATTTTGACATTTTATTTTAGTATTTAATTAATAATTCGTTAATATCCACATTTAGTATATTGCACAATTCTAATAGCTCAGAAACTTTAAATGTTCCTGGACTTTCAATCTTATTTAATATACTCGGATAGGACATCCGTAATTTTTCAGCAAGTTCTACCTTTCTGATTTTATTTCTAATCATTAGCCTATAGATAGATTCTCTTATATCTTGACTTGTATTTAAAACTTTATATTTCATTGTCTTTTTTATTTATTAATATTGTAATCATATCGTAATATTTATCATACATTTTATTAAATGTAACTTTTACAGCAGGTCGCATAACATATCCTGAAAATTGATCATAATTATTTTTATATAATGTTTGATGATCATCTCCATATATTCTTTTACATTCTTCTAAGGCTAGATGTTCAGCTAATTCTTTTAAATTTAAATTTACCATAATATTCTTTTTATAAATATATATATAATTTTATAAAACTGTTTATTATTTTATATTAAAGTTAGCATAATCTACATCATTCTGAATTAGGAAATACCTTTTAAATCTTTTTTTCTGTCCATATAAATTGACTCTCTTTTCCCATTTGTCTAATATAGTATATCCATCTTCTTTAAGGTTTCTAATAACTCCTTGCAGATCAATTATGAAAAGCTCTACAACGCACTCAAAAGAAGTGATACTTTCATTCTCTTTGAGATACTTTAATAATGTTTCTTTTTGTTTCATTTTTTTTCAGCATTAATTTTATTAATATAATCGTTTAATTTTTCTTTCATATAAGGTATATCTAATGTTTGCAATAATTGATAGGTACAAACTTCTATTACTATTTCATTACCACTAGCATCTATGCCCCCTATATATGTTATTTGCCCATCACAGCTAAATGTATGTAATTCTGCTGTTTCTATATAGTTTACACTCATTATTTCTTAGTATTTAAATAGTCATTCATTACTTGGTCGTGGTCGATACCAACTTCTTCTAAGAATGATGAACCAATTATTTTAATTTCATTATGAGGTAGCAATTCTAAAGGTTTTAGCATATCATCTAATTGCTTTTTAGTACCTATAAATTGAGAGCTTTCATAACTACTACTTGGTAAGTCACTAAAGTTTTCTCCAGTAATATGGTCTTTAGCAACCTCTAAGAATGAGCCATTATAATCTATATAATCTATTTGCCATTTTGCTTTTATTGTATTATAGTATTCAGGCTTATTTAGTTCTTGTGAACGTGCTGACCTTTTTCTATAGTCATCCATATACTTATCAAACTCACTAATACTATCCCTCTCCTTTTGTAATTCTTTTAATTTATTCATAGAATCATTTAACATTTTATTAATATT